GCTACGCACAGCTCGTAGTAACCATCGACAAGTTCTTTGTTGATGAGATGGTAGGATCAATGGGTAAGGAACGCAAGGTGTTCTGTAAGCTCAAGGAGTTCAACAAGCCAATGGTAGTGAACGTTACCAACTTCAAGCGATTGCAGAAGTTATTCGAGACAGTAGAGCAGGACGTTTACTTAGGTAAGCCTATCGCGCTAGGTGTCGAGAAAGTGTCATCGCCAGAGGGTAAGGTTGATGCGCTTCGCTTCAGCAGTAGACCTCCGCAGGTTGTACAGCAACAGGCCAAGCCTGGTATTGCTGACGAGGACTTCCCGAAGGCTATCGCATCAGTTAAGAAGGGTGCGACTACTATCGACAAGCTTATGGCTAGCCGTACACTTACTCCTAACCAGATTAAACTACTGAAGGATGCAATTGAGAACGTATAACATAGCACCCTTGTTCCTAGGGACAGATGGTCTGACTGACGTACAGTCTAACCGTCTTGAGGAGTTACTGAGTAAGATCAAGCTTACAGATAAGCAGGCAGAGGAGAGAGATAAGCTGATCACTAAACGTGATGCAGATGTTGAGCTACCAGTAGGTGCGAAGAGTCTTGTCGAGTCTTATGTAGATGCGGATGTGTATCAGTATAAGGACACGTTCGATAGCAAGGAGGTTGCGAAGGGAAGAGACGTTGAGGATCAGGCTATTGATCTGTACAACCGTGTGTTCTTCACTGATCATTGGAAGGCTGTTGAGGGTGATTTATTCTACGAGCTATCGTTCAATGGAGTTATCGGTCACCCTGACGTTGTGGATGTTGAGAACCTTATGGTTAAGGATGCGAAGAGCTCTTGGTCTAAGAAGACATTCCCGAAGACTCCTGACAAGGCAGACAACAGCACGTACACATGGCAGGTTCGAACGTATCTGTACATGCTACGTGGTATGACAGGACTAGACTGGCGTAGAGGTGAGGTGTTTCACTCGCTCGTTACTACACCAGAGGAGTTAGTACCTGAGTACGAGCACGACAGCTTGCACTTTGCTGACGATATAGCAGACAACCTACGTGTAACGGTGTGTGACGTAGAGCTTACGGATGATCATATCCTACACATGGAGAGAAGAATTAAGGCGGCACAGAAGTATGCCGCAGAGTATAAGGATTATTTATTAAACAAAAACAAATGACAAATCAATTCAAGATGACTGGTATCATCAAGCACATTGGTGATACTGTCCAAGTATCTGAGAAGTTCCAGAAGCGTGAGTTCGTAGTGACTGAGCTTAGTGACAAGGATCCTAAGTACGATCAGCACATCTCGTTCCAAGCAACTCAGGACAAGTGCGACATGCTTAGCTCGTTTGGTAACGGACAATCAGTTACCGTATCGTTCAATTTGCGTGGACGTGAGTGGACTTCTCCACAAGGAGAGGTGAAGTACTTCAACACACTAGAAGCATGGCGTGTAGAGCCTTCTGATGAAGGATCATCACCAACTCCTATTGCAGCTGCGCCTGTTGCTGCCCCTCAGGACGAGGAGGATCTTCCGTTCTGATATAAATAAATTCAAGTGTATAGCCCACAGATGTAATGTCTGTGGGTTTTTTAACCAATTAATTTTAAGCTCATGATAACTCTATTCAGGAACATATCTGAAACTGATAAGCCTTACTACATATCAGTTGATAAGGCTCTTGAACGAATACGCACTGGTAAGTCTAGGGAGTTGTGTGAGAGAATACGCATGTATCCAGGGCCTGACAACAAGCACAAACGTAATGAGATCAAGAAGTTACTTCCTGCGATATGCTTCAGTGGTAAGTTTACCAAGCGATCTAAGTCAGGTATAGTTGATCACAGTGGGTTCATATGCATAGACTTCGATGGCTTCATCGATGAGTGGTCTATGATAGACTACCGTGACTTCCTGATGAAGGATAAGTACTCGTATGCTGTGTTCACATCGCCAAGCGGAGACGGATTAAAAGTGATTGTGAAGATTCCAAAAGACATAGACAACCATCAAAATTATTTCTTGTCGCTCAAAAAGTACTACGACGTGCCTGAGTTTGACAACAGCACGAAGGACATAAGTCGTGTGTGCTACGAGTCCTATGACCCTGATATGTTTATTAACGAGGGATCTGATCAGTTCAGTGATATAACTACCGAGGAACACACGGTGTTTGATACTAAGACCTCACGCAGTACGATTAAGCTAGATAACCCAAGCGAGATTGTCAGAAGGCTACTCATATGGTGGGAGCGTGACTACGGCATGGTGCAGGGACAGAAGAACAATAACTTGTTCATCCTAGCGTCAGCACTGAACGACTTCGGTATACCTGAGTCAGAGGCGCAGACAGTACTGCTCAGTTACGATGAGGGAGGTAAGGACAAGGAGATCCTGAATATTGTAAGGTCTTCATACAAGAATACAGCTGTGCATGGTAGTAAGTTCTATGAGGACAACGAGAAGGTTGACAACATCAGAAGCCTAGCGAAGAAAGGTACACCAGTTAGTGAACTTGTGACTATTAATAAGGACATCGCATCGGATGTAGTTGAGGCTATTGCCGCAGATATAGAGACAGACGATCCAACGGTGTTCTGGACCAAGAGCAGCAAGGGTTCAATTACGCATATCAATCACCTATATAAGGAGTACCTTGAGTACCTTGGGTACGGGAAGTACTTTGTTGAGGGAGGAAGCGTATTTGTATTTGTGAAGGTCCGCAACAACATTGTAAGTGATGCGAACGATACGATGATTAAGGATCACGTTATTAATGAGTACTTGTACAAGCTTGAGGACAAGAGTATATACAACTACTTCGCTGACAAGAGCAAGCTATTCAAGGAGGATCACCTATCGTTCCTGAACACTATCCACCCAAACATCGTCAAGGATGACAAGGATGTGTCGTACCTGTACTACCGTAACTGTGTTGTGAAGGTGACAGCTGACAAGGTTGAGACTATAGACTACTCAGATATTGATGGGTACATATGGCAGAACCAGATGATTAATAGGGACTATGTGGAGTGCGAGTACAAGGACAGCATATACCGTAAGTTTGTACATAACATTGGTGGTCAGGAATCTGATCGAATTAATAGCATAGAGTCTACAGCAGGATACCTGATGCATAGCTATAAGCCACCATCGTTCTCTCCAGCTGTGATTATTAACGATGAGGTGATATCAGACAACCCATCAGGAGGTACTGGTAAGGGACTATTCGTTCAGGGAATCAGCCACATGAAGCGTATGGTTATCATAGATGGTAAGGCGTTCTCATTCACTAAGTCTTTTCCATACCAGCGTGTATCTGCTGATACTCAGCTGCTTGTGTTCGATGACGTGAACAAGAACTTTGACTTCGAGCGTCTGTTCTCTGTGATAACAGAGGGTATTACTCTTGAGAAGAAGAACAAGGATGAGATCCATATACCATTCGAGCGTTCGCCAAAGATTGTCATCACGACTAACTATGCGATCAAGGGTGATGGTAACTCGTTCGAGCGACGTAAGTGGGAGCTTGAGTTTGCCCAGTACTACAGCAAGGACTTTACTCCTGAGACGGAGTTCGGACATCAGCTGTTCACTGAGTGGAGCAGGGAGGAGTGGTCTAAGTTTGACAACTACATGATCTCCAACCTACAGATGTACCTGAAGAAAGGCCTACGTAAGGCGAAGTTTAAGAACCTACGTGAGCGTAAGTTCATCGCACAGACTGACTATAACTTCTACGATTGGTGTGCTGACAAGGACAACCTGCTGACTAAGAGTCATGCAGAGAATCCTGGTAACGCTCTGTACTACAGCTTCGTAGAGCAGAACCCTGACTACGGTCCACGAGGTAAGCTGGCTATTCCGCTGACTAAGTTCTATAAGTGGATTGATCTATGGGGAGACTTCAAGTACAACTGTAAGCCTCACTCGTACAGATCAGCGGCAGGTAAGATGATTAGGTTTGATGTAAAGTATGACGAACAAATTAATATGTTTTAGATATGAAAGATTCAATTAATGTTTTAAGTCTATTTGACGGTATGTCATGTGGACAAATTGCTCTTGAAAGAGCTGGTATTAGTGTAAATAAGTACTATGCATCTGAGTTAGATGCTCATGCTATGAAAATTACACAGCATAACTATCCTAACACTATACAGTTAGGTGATGTTACAAAATGGAAAGAGTGGGATATAGATTGGGCTAGTATAGATTTAGTCATTGGAGGATCACCATGTCAAGGGTTTTCATTTGCTGGTAAGCAGTTAAACTTTGATGACCCAAGGAGTAAGTTATTCTTTGAGTTTGTTGATATATGCCATCGTGTTGCAGATGAAAATCCTAAGATGAAGTTTATGCTTGAGAATGTTAGGATGAAGAAAGAGTACCAAGATGTTATATCTAAGTACCTTGGAGTCGAACCAATAGCTATTAACAGTTCATTAGTATCAGCTCAGAATAGGTATAGATTATATTGGACTAATATTCCAAATGTTACTCAACCTGAGGACAAGGGTATATTGTTGAGGGATATAATATTGGATGAGGTTGATGACAAATACTATTTAAGTGCTGAGGCTATTGACTACATGGGTAGATTGAGAAATGGCAAACCTAGATGGGAGTATCACAAGAATCCTATTGATGGAAAATCTGCATGTCTGACTGCCAATATGCATAAGGGTGTGCCGTATGGTGTTCTGAGGATAACTGGTGCTGCTCAACGTGGTAGATATTTAGTTGATGGAAAACGTGCTGATCATACTGTTGATAGTATGAGTGGATTAACTGAACAACGCATTGAGTTTAGAGAAGATTTAAAGTCAAATTGCCTTACAAGCGTTCAGAAAGATTCTTTGGTTGGTATATTGATAGTTCCTGAAGCAACAAAAAAAGGATACGTTGAGATTAATCCTAACGAAGGTGTTGACTTGACATTCATAAACTCAAAGACAAGACGTGGGAGAAAGATGGAAGATAAGAGTAACTGTCTTACTGCTGCTAATTATGATTATTGTTGGTACGATGGATATATATGCAGGAAACTTACTCCTATAGAATGTGAACGTTTACAAACAGTTCCAGACAACTATACATCTGTTGTTTCTAATACACAAAGATATAAGGCACTTGGTAATGGTTGGACAGTAGATGTGATTGCTCACATATTTGATCATTTATGAAATCACTTAGAGACTACCAAGTAAATGGTGCTCGGCAAGGGTGCGATATACTAAACAAGTACAAGATACTGTACATGGCATGGTCGGTAAGAACTGGGAAGTCGGCTACTTCTATGGAGGTAGCTCGGCTTTTCGGTGCTAAGAATGTACTGTTCTTGACTAAGAAGAAGGCCATATCTAGCATACGTTCGGACTACGATGAGTTCGGTTTCTCCGAACACTTCGATATATGTATACTCAACAACGAGTCACTACATAAGCTAGAGAACCATAGGCAGTATGACTTAATCATCATGGATGAGTCACATAGGCATGGGTCTTTCCCTAAGCCATCGAAAGGAGCGAAGCAGTTCAAGGATATGTTCTACGATAAGCCTGTCGTTATGCTGTCAGGGACGCCCAGCCCCGAATCATTTTCTCAGATGTACCACCAGATGTGGGTGTCGTCCTATTCACCTTGGCGTATGTACTCAACGTTCTACAAGTGGGCTAACGACTACGTTACACCTGAGCAGAAGAGGATTGGTGCGTTCATGTACAACGACTACTCTAAAGGTAAGGAGGATAAGATAATGGCTGACGTTTCACACCTGATGACTACATATACTCAGGAGCAGGCAGGGTTCAAGTCTACTATAAAAGAAAACATAGTACACATTGACATGAATCCTCAGACGTATGCCATTATGAATCAGCTGTTATCAGATAGGGTTGTTGAAGGTAAGGAAGAGGTAATACTTGGTGATACTTCCGCTAAGTTGATGCAGAAGGTACACCAGCTATGTGGAGGTACAATTAAGTTCGAGTCAGGTGTGTCGATGGTACTTGACACATCAAAAGCTGAATACATAAAAAATAGGTTCCACGACAAAAAAATAGGCGCATTCTACGTGTTTAAAGAAGAACTGATCGCTCTTAAGTCTGTCTTCCTAGACGATCTGACTACAGACCTCGATGAATTCAACACTGGAAAGTATAAGATAATAGCCCTCCAGACGGTGTCAGGTCGTGAGGGTATATCCTTAAAAACTGCGGACTACCTGGTGTTCTATAATATCATGCACAGTGCTGTGAGCTACTGGCAGGCAAGGGATAGATTACAAAGTATTGATAGGCCATCTAATGATATATTTTGGTTGTTTT